ATTTGAAGTCATCTTTGCTTTAACGAGCTTATCAAATTTCCATTCAGCAACTGTCGGGTATTTCCTGATACCCTTCTTTTCATGATTCAGATTCATAATCAACAGAGTCATTATTGAGCGATCCAATTCAGAGACTTCTCCTTCGGGAATAAGTCCAGGACCACCGAGATATTCAGGGGCAACCCAAAGAATACCGGGATACTTTTGTAGTATCGGCTTAGAATAATGAATGAATCTCTTAGAGACCTCAACCCAGACAGATTCTGGGCATGCTCGTTTCAATTCACGATGCATTGATCCTAGCACATGATAAGGTCTAACAGCCTCCGATAAGGCACAACCACTTCTTGGCTTACTCATCAGGATACCTAAGTTCACATACTTTCGTACAGACCAAGTTCCATCGATATAATCAAAAGTTTGAGAGTTGATGACAGTTATCGGCTTGTGTTTCAAGGAAAAAAGAGTTTTCCCTAAAGAACTAGTCAATCCACCAAAGGATGTGATCTCAGTCCACAAGTTACGCATATTTGCGCGGTTGCCTTTCATAGTGCAATCGTCTCCATTAATTAAAAGTGGAGCAATTAGAGTCTTCCTCTGAAGAGGTTGATTTCTCACCCGTAAGGGGATATGGAGAGACAATTCCAATGCCCAGCGACACATTGCTGCGTTGGCTAAGCATAAGAATGGGAAAGAAGTTATAGAACCCATTAATTGTCCTTCTTTTTGAGAGCGTAAACTCCCGTTCTCCATCTCAAATAGATGTTTGGTCAGCGATCGTATTAACATTTCGTGATGATCTTGAGTTATTAAGAATCCTTTATTCTCCTCTGTGACATTTCTATTGAGAACTTCAACTAGCTTATTAGCTAATGTTTCTGAAACCCATGAATGAAGGTTATCAGTTGAAGCCTTATAATCTCCATTGACGATTATATCTTCATCTCTGATGTGTCCTATAGCTGCAACGATATGTTCTACGTTAACCGGTTCACTAATTAGTTTGAACACACGGTGTTTACTCAAAACTCTCCACATAAAAGTTTGTAGAGGCTTGAGAGCAGTATAGGTTAAAGGCGGTCCTTTTGATATGACACGCACTTTCAAGGCTTCCGATAGTCCTACTGGTTTAACAACTGGTATTTCAGACTTTGCTTTAGCATGGATATGGTCGAACATTTCTTCCCATTTTCCTCGGAAACGACTTTCGTCGTATTTTATACCTTGCACATCGAACTCTTCACGCAATTGATCGAGATAAGCTTGATCAGCCACTCCTTCATTACCGTATTTTTCGGTTATCTTTCCATATGCTTTCATACTGGTAGATACGAAGGTTATCAAGTCCTTGTCTTGTTGATAGAAAGGATCATTTGATATTATCTCGTCGAATAATGTACCAATTGCACCTCCGGCAGATCTGGAGTTATTGTAATTGGCTGAAGTTGAAGGACAGAAAGGTTCATAATGATGTTCCTTTGTATAAACCTCTTCTTCAAAAATTTCTTCAATTATTCGTTCTAATTGCTT